CCCGCGTGCGACTGACAACGCTGCCTGCAGGATTCGGGTCTGGTCCCCGCTGCCCTGTGCCGCATTGAATGAAGTCGGTCGCGTGCGGTTCTGCGAAGTCTGCCGTTTCAACGCTTCCAGTTCGGTCTTCTCAACACTCCAGCCCTGCTCAATCGCAGTTGCTGCGATGTCGTGGAACCCACCAGCAGCGGCGTTGATCGCAGACGCTCGACGGTGTTCAGCAGCCAGATTCTGGCGGAACCCAGCCATCAGATCCACCTGTGCTGCAGCGGCTGCAGTGGTTGGTGCCACGGCTGCCATCGGCTCCGGCTTTTTGTCCGGCATGTTGTCGGCAGCAGCCACCTTCATCTTTGCGGCGTAAGCGTCCTGCAACGCGGCCTGCTGTTCCGGATTCATGGTGCTGGAATCCAGCCCCAAACTTTTCACCCAATCTTCAAACGACATAACCAGCCCTTTCGATGCTGCGGCTGCGGATGCAGCCAAATTGACTGACGTACTCGAATCCGCACCGAGCGGCAGTATCGAGGTTTCCTTCAGAACACTTTTCACAGCCAGCACAAACGGCCCGGAAATCTCCTGACCATTCACGTTGACAACCTGACCCTCGGGGACTTCCACTGACTCCAGCACACGCGCCCCGATTGACGCCTGCCAAGTTTGCCCGGCTGCATCCTGTGCCAGCACAGTCTGCACCAATGGCGACACACCCGTGACCAGTCCGGCCAGTGTCAGTGTCTCGCCTGTGTTCGCGATTGTTTCCGTGATGCCCAGTGTGGCCTCAACCTCTTTGCGATGATCAATCAGAATCGGGATCTGGTTCGGTGTCTGCAGCCCCTGCAAGTCCACGACAACCGGATACTCAAACCCATCGACCGGCAGCAGACCGCCGTTGTACGCCTCAATCTTAAACCGTCGCGGTTTTGCGCCGTCCGTTGCCTGCAACTGTAAACGCTGCGTAATGTTGATGTTCTTCATTTTGCGGCCCCACTATATGCCAGATCCCTAACGGCTTCTGCAGGCATGTCAGATTCCACGCCGTCCGGATCGGTCACCGTGTATGACGTGACAAACTTTCCCTGCTTCAGTGTGGTTTTGGCTTTCCCGAGTTTGTAGCCCATTTGGTCGAGGGCTTGTCCTGTTTGCTGTATCGTCGCCTTGGTCTTGTTCTTCGGCAACGCAACATTGTGGGTGGGTGCCGTTGCTGTGCCTCCACCTTTGCTGCTACCTGAATTGCCGCCGCCCGACGCTCCGCCACCCTTGCCGCATTCATTGCCCGGCTCAAACCCACCCGCACCCGTTCCGCAGTTTGCTGTCACTGACACACCGCCTTCTGCGTCAACCTCGCGAGCGTTCTGCAACTGCTCATATTTTGACCGTGCCCAGGTCTCGCCAGCATCGCCGCCCCACAGTGCCCACGCAATGCGGCCATTGCTCGGGAATCCATCTTCGCCGGGTGAAAACCCTTCGGCCTTTTTGTTGCCTTCGTGACGGGCAAAGAACCGCACCATGCTCCCCACGGTCTCAGGCGACAGGCTCTTGCCGTTTGCAATGTCTCGCGCTCGTGCAATGCCTACGGGCGTGCCTCCGCGTCCGTGCTCCTTCCGCCAATCCAACCCGCGCTGTGCTTCCTCTTTCATGCCCTCTGACGGCGTCAAGTCCACGTCAGACAGTGCGGCCATGATGTCACCGTCTGCCGCGTCAACCTGCTGCAATTCGTCATCCGTCACACCGCTTCCGAGTGCGTCGTCAATCAGTGCCCGAGACCTCTCCGGACTCAGCCCGATAGACTGCAACGTCTGGTCCGCCATCACCTCGGAAATCTCGCCCGATGTCAGGCTGTCGAGAGTCTTGCGGATGCGTTTCTGGTTGTTCGTAAACGCTCGCTGTCCGATTGTCGTATATTCACCGGCAGCCGCAGCGGGGGCTTGCTGCGTGGCTGCCGGTGTCTGCTGTGCCACGTTCGCAAACGGGGCCAGCATCTGATCAACATTGGACTCTGCAACCAACGGGAAGGCCGATCGTATCAGGGCCTTGGCGGATGCGGCTGGAATCACTCCGGCTGCCACTTGTCCGATGATTGCCACGATACTGCTGACCTGCGCCCCGTTCATTGCCGTGTCAGCAACTGCCGTGCTGGCTGTGGTCACAGTCGTGTCGGTCGGCATACCGGGTGCCTGTGGCGTGCCAGTCACCGGGAACGTTTGCGCGAATACAGCCTTCCGGTATGCGTCCACACTCACCCCGAAGTCGGCAGCCCCACGCACAGACTCCAGATCCCAATCTTTGCCCCTGCGTGCGTGCTCTTCGGTCGGCGTTGCCAGACCGGTCCGCAATCGAATCTCAGCAGCCTGTGCACTCTCGACCTGATCCAGTTCCGGCAGCGGTGGCCAGTGCCATCGGTGTTCAATGTCCGCAATGGCAGGCAGCCCGTTCAACAGCCCCGGAACGAAAACAGCAGACTCCAGAAACCACTGCCACAACCGTTCCACGATGTCCATCTGAATGCGGTTTTGCTCAACCTGTACCTCGGGTTCCCAGACGTTTTTCATGTCGCCTTTGAAGGACGAGAAATTGGCGTCTTTGCCCGTGCCTGCTGCCAGTGTGTACGGCATATTCGTGCAACGGCAAAACGACATCAGGGCCTGCCGCTGAAACATTTCGTACAACGGTCCCGGCTGCTTCGGCTCGACCTGTCCGATTTCCCAGCCTGCAGGCAACGTCGTCAACATGTTCCTCGTCAGCTCGATTTCTGCGAAGTCTGCCGGGCTGTCCGCAGGATCAATCGCGGGCGAATTGCTCTTGAGATACATGGCAAAATTCGCGGCTGTCTCAGCAGAGTACAGCGTTGCCAGTTCCTGCCGTCGCATGATTGGCAGCGTCTGCAGTGCCGGTGTTGCTCGCGGGATGCCTCTGGTTTGACCCGGTCGCTCAGCCCGATACAGGTGGCAGACCTCACGCGCGGCGTACCACTGTCCCTGCAGTGTGCTCACGGGCGTGTTCAGTCCGGGGTGATGATCATAGACGTAGAATTCCAGTTCGTTCGTCGCGCGATCGAACCTGATGCCGTCGTCCACGAATGGGTCCACCAGTTGCGACTGCTGCCACGGTGTGGCTATCTGGTCAGACTCCAGCACCAACAGATCCAGCCCCAGCGGAAACCGGATCGAATTGCCCCGCATGATGAAGACTTCGCCATCCCGCCAGTACGCCTCAACGCACGTGCGAAGGATATCGGCCAGCTTCACCCGGTGCGACCACTGACGCCAGGCGGACTCTAAGCGGCGGTTTGCATCGGTGTCTGCCGTCAGCACCTGTAATCGCGGGCCTGCTGCGCCGACGATATGGTTGGAGGCTGTTCGCAGGATACCGGCATACCATGAATTGTTGTCCGCCTCGTATCGGCTGCGAATCCGAACCACTCGCCGGACTGCCGGACTGATTGCAGCTCGTGCCGCCAATCCATCAGCATTCGTCCAATGCCTGCGGTTGTCCGGCGTCGTTTGTGCCAGATCAAACTTCGCACGCACCATCTTCTGTGGTGCCGCTGCAGGCTGCTTGTATCGTCCACGTCGGGCCATCTCAATGACCTCCGGGCGGGACGATTTTCAGAATGGCACCACGCAACCACGCCTTCGGAGATGCGGCAGCAGACTTAGCGGCCTGATGCTTTTCGTATTCCATCAGTTCCGTGAGGCTGCGATTGCTCACGCTGACGCCATCATTGCTGATGGCTGCAGGCTTGCTCACGTCGGATGCGAGTTGTTCGGCTGGTGTGGTCATGCCCGTATAATGGCACACCACACCACGTACAGAAACAACATGCTGGCATTAGTGCCAACTACTGCATCGGCTCATTGAATTTTCCGTGACGTTCACGGACCGCAACGATACGTTCCGAAGTCGTATTGATTCGACCGCAGGCAGGACAATGACGCTCCCGCAGAATGAAACCCGGCGTTGTCCGTGTGTGCTGCACTCGCGTCAGCACTTCTCCGCAATGCTGACACGGCAATCCTCCGGGCAGTTGGAAAACACGATCAGCCACGGACGCCCCCGGGTAGTGCAAATGTCCGCCGCTGCTTGCTCCCTGTCCGCTCATTCGCCACCCCCACGCCGCAGATACTCGCGGCCACATTGCACCCGACAAAACAGTCCCACCAGTCGTTATCCCGCCCGACCAGCAGTTCCCACGCCACTCCGGTTGCACCATCATAACTGACAGCCTTCGGCGATTCACTCGTGAAGTGCTCTGCCAACAATCGGTTCGCCCGCTCGTCATTGCCCGGCAACAGGACGGCAGACGGTGCCCCGATTGTGGTTATCAGTCTTCGTGCCGCATGGCTCTTCCAGATGTTTGTATCGTACTGCACGTGGTGGATGCCTTCGCTTCGCTTCTCCAGCCAGTACGCTCCTGTCTGGCGGTCTCTGTGCTGATCCCCCCACAGATGCACCGGCTTGCGTCCCGGTCGTGGTGCAAAGCCTTTAGACGGCCTGATGCGGCTGCGGTTTGCCGATGCTGAAACCTGTGATTCAATGCGGGGTTTCTGGCCACCGTCTGACCAGTCTTTCAAGATCAGATCCAGCTCGGGGAATCGCTCGACCAGCTCCCGCTCCAATTCGTTGTGCGCGTGGGCAAATGCTTCTTCCCAAGACGCCCCCGGCTTCTCTTGCGATATCCTGCGGACCAGATCGGACTTGTAAAAAATGGGCCTGCCCTGATCTGGCCAGGTGCCATAATCCACAATCACGCCGCTGAAGTCGCGTTCCCACGCACAGACCATCCACCAGAGCACTTGGTCCGAACTGTCGATGAATGCAGTCACATGGCTGGCGTTACCCGGAACTCTGCCCCGCTCATTCTGTGATAGCCTGCTGAGGATTGCCGTTGTGTCCAGTCGCATCCCGCTGCTGTTTACTGGTGCGGTGCCTTCCTGCTGAATCTCACGGCG